CAGGTGCCAGCAGCCTACAAGCGTGATAAGGAACACGACGATTAGTGAAATGCATGCGTATTGCATTGCGACAAATTTTTCCTTATGGTTCAGTTTTTTCATTGTAAGTTCTCCTTTTCTTTTTTTTTCTTTTGTTTTACTTACAAGTTAAGTATAACATATTACCCGGTAATACGCAACCCCTTTTTGAAAAATAATTGAACTTTTTTTGAAAATAAATCATTTATAAGGAATAGGGTCTAAAACGTGGTTAATTTTAAACGCTGCTAAACGGTCAATACAAGTTGCACACGTGCCACAAGAAACTGAATCTTCCTCGTAGCAGGAACGAGTTAGGTGATAAGGAGCATGCATTGCAAGACCTTGTTTAACAACTTGGGACTTGTTAAGGGTAAGTAATGGAGCGTCTAGTCGAACCTTTTCACCCGTACCCTGGAAGATAGCTTCGTTCATAGCTTCGTAAAAATCGGGCGTACAATCTGGGTAAGCTCCTCCTGCGGCGTCATCGCTATGAGCTCCGTATACAATTTTATAGGCACCTATAGAGTATGCAAGTGCAGCAGCCTGTGAAAGCATTAACCCATTTCTAAAGGGTACATAGGTATCCACTTCGCCCGGACTTTCGGCTTGAATGTCTGCGTAAGTTTTACCGTGGTTCATTTCGCCGTGTCCTTGGATAAGTGTAGAACTGGAAGCTGCAAACACTTGACTATCGATAGTTAGGACAGTATGCTTGACTTCGTAATAGTTAGCAATAGCTTGAGCACATTCTAGCTCTTTAATATGCTTCTGTCCGTAACTAAAGGAAACGGCTTCTACATTTTCAGCGCCGTAAGCTCTAACCATCATAGCTAGACAGGTTGTGGAGTCTATTCCTCCACTTAGTAAGACCAATGTTTTCATGGTATCCTCCGTTTATTTTTATTGTATAGAGGTCAAACGAATTGAAAATCTCTATACTTTATTATACACCAAATTTCACGATTTTGTTTACTAGATAAAAAATAAGAGCAATGCTGCTCCTATTTAAAATATTTATCGTACACTTTGCCAGCAATGCCTTGCAGGATTAACTGAACAAGTACTTGTCCTAAAACTGCTTGGAAAAATCGTTCCCAAGGAACAGTACCTACTCCAATAGGACTTAGACCTAAAAATACCCAAATCCCTACATCGACGACGGAACCTACCATAGAACTAGCTGTACGAGAAGTTCCAAAAGTGTATAACGTTTTAGTAGTAAATTGACCTACTACGAACGCAATGCCGCTTGCTAATACAAGCATTAAGGTGTAATTCAAAAGTACACATATTAAAGCCGTTACTGCTAATAAAATCCAAATCATCCGCTCGGAGACTTTAGACCCGTAAGCGTCCTGGATAAGTGTAATAAGCAGGAACGAAAATCCCATTAACCAACTTGACGGCGGGATAGTAATAGGTCCTACAGTAATTGGGGTAAACCATACTGTAACTAATGTCCCTAAGATACCTACTAGTAAATAGAGGACTGTATAAATGTTTACGAATTTTTTCATTATAATATTTTTCCTTTTCTATAGTTCGATTTCTTGTCCGTACCAACGCTCAACAATACTTGGGTCACACTTCATAGGTAAGCTAATAATATCCTTAGCTGCTTCAATCATAACCTCAGTAAGTCGCTGCGCTCCTCGTTTTGCGTTTTCCTTAGGTATCTCACCTAATAACTCGTCGTGTACTGGAATCATTAAGTGGAACCCTAATTTTTTCAGTTCTGGGTCGTTATGTACTTTAATCATAGCATACTTAGTCATGTCAGCGGCAGTTCCTTGAATAACGGAGTTCAAACATTGTCGTTCTGCATCCGCTATCTTACCGCCGTTGTCGTGAATCTTAATTCCTTCCTCCAAAGCACGTGCTTTAATTTCATTACGCTTTTTAAAACCCCAAGCCCGGTCTAATTCGGCCCAGTACTGTTCCACGATATATTCCGGAACTTCAGTAGACCCATCAGCTTCACCATCGAAATCTAGCGGGTCAAAGTTTTCATTTTTGCTAGCGTCCACGTACTCAAACGTATACTGCGGTAAGCTCATGTCCGGCAATCGTCTTCTGCGTCCCATAGCAGTTTCCGTATAACCATAATCAATCGCGTGCTGTTGAACAAAAACAATGTAGTCAGCAACTTTAGGGAACTGTTTGAAAAAGTCCTCCATAACCTTAGAGGCTTCCCTAACACTTACATTCATTTGCTCGGCAATACTCGCAGCGCCTCGACCGTACATCAGTCCTAAAAGAACGGACTTCACATTGTTACGGCGTTTCTTTCCTTCCGGGTTAGTAGTCCCGTCTGAATTAAACTCCAAGCAGTTTTCATATTCAGTGTGATACAATTTCGAACCAATTACAGCGTATAAGTCCAAGTTTTGTTCGTAAGCGTGAATCATATTTTGGTCACCACTTAACTCCGCAAGGGAACGAGGTTCCTGCTGAGAGTAGTCACTGCCGATGATATAGTGACCTGGACTAGCTGCAAAGATTTGCCGCACGACTGCGCCTTCGCCACGTGACGGAATATTTTGTAAGTTAGGTCCTTCACTGGACATACGCCCGGTCTTAGCTCCATACTGTTTAAAGTTAGTATGTACTCGATTATCCGGCTTAGCTAAGTATTCGTCTAGTGTCATGTAAGTAGAGACTAGCTTTGCATATTTACGATATTGAAGCAGGGCTTTTGCAATAGGAATATCCCAAGCTGCCACAATGTCTACACCCGTTCCTCTAGGACTCCTGTCGTCGTTACTTTTTAGTCCTAAGATGTCGTAGAATAGGATAGCTAGCTGTGCGCTACTAGAAATAGATACAGTGACTTCCCCTTTTCCGTTCAGTGTAAGCTTTTGATATTGTTCAAAGTTAATCGTACGCAAGTCTTCAATTTCCTGCGCATATTTAGCTACTTCATAATTGAACAATTCCTCAGCTTGTTCCATCTTTTGTTCGAAGTCTGCTCTAACTTCAGCGAGCTTTTGCTCGTCCAAGGCTACACCATAGGACTCCATATCGAATAAGACTTTAATAAGGGGAAGTTCAATATTTTGGTAGACCTCACTGACATGTTCTAAATTACAAGACTTGCATTCCTCCGTTCCTGGAGTAAGATAAAGCTCCTGGAACTTGTAAAGCTCGTAAGTCTGTAACGGGTCATAGGCTGCGTACATGTAAGCTACATCTGTAGGTATTAAACTAAACGGTATACCTTTGAACAGGTCATTAAATTTAGCTACTTCTGCATTTTCGTCTTCCCGTACATACTTAGCATGAAGCAGTTTTAATGAATGCGGCTCGTTTTCATTTAACAAGTTGGATGCTATATAAGTATCCCATAGCGGGTCAGGCATCCTAATACCTAGCTGCCAAAAGATACTGCTAATATCGAACTTACCTAAATGATACACGAACTTAACTCCGCACTCAATCATTTCTTCGATAAACTCCTTCATCACTTTAGGGTCAATCTGCTGCTTGATGCGTTGTTTAGTTAAATTACTGCGATGATTAAGTGGGATATAAATAGCCTTTTCTCCTTCCGTGTATAAACACACACCTACTAAATCATCATGAATAGAGTCCTTACCGTTGGTCTCTACGTCCAGGGCTACAACTCCATTTTCAATACAGTTACCGATATATTCATCCAGTCGCTCCTCCGTATCTACTAGCTCCAGCCTAGGTAGTACATCCTTTAAAATGCGCTTTGACATTGTTCGCGCCCGAGCTACTGCGTCAGTTAAAGCATCCCCACTAATATAAGTCAGTTCTACTGAATCCTTTCGGTTACGCTTTTGCGAAAGAATTTTCTTGTCACCCTTTCTTCCGTCCCTAGGACGTACACCGAACAGACCTTTTTGTACCATAAGTTATCCTTTCTTCGTAAATAAAAAGGAAGCTACTGCTTCCTGTATTAGAACCGACCACCTCTAGTTCGAGGACCGCTAGTAGCTGCTGCTCCTCGACGGGATACCGCAGGACGAGCGTCACGTGAACTAGACCCTGAATTACGACTGGAGCCTCGGCGAGGAGTAGGCCCACTAGACCGGGAACCGGAACGTCCTCGATTATCGTCCAGAGTGAACTTACCATCTACGACATCCCACATCTGCTCTTCATCTAGGTCTAAAATAAGGGTTCCTAGTAGTTCACTTTTCTCTGGGAAATCATCCAAGGTTACATCCGGGTCAGCTTCCTCCGGGAAGAACTCGTAAGTAGTCCGTTGGTCGCCCTTTTTACCGCTGCGAACAATTTCAAAGGGTTGTCCTACAAGAGGTCCGTATTTATTAATTAGCGTTACAATTTTGGAAACATAGCTGCGACCTCTATCCCATGTTTCAACTTGGTCAGTGTTTTCATTGTAAAGCTGCAAGAACAGTTTCTCTACTCGAGGATAGCCTTCTTGGCAAAGTGGACAATTTTCAGGATGAATACTTTCACCGTCCTCGCCAATCGCATTACAATTTACGTACCGGCGTCGACCATCCACTTCGGCTTCATGGACTACAAAGTAATCCATATCCTCCCCATCTGGGTCCTCGTACAGAAAGGTAACTACAGCAGAATCCTTGTCATCTGCTAAACTGAAAAATCCATTCGCATTTCCGGAACTAAAGGAACCAGAATTGCTAATACTAACTCGACCCATATATGGTCCTCCTTAAAAGTGTTAAAGTGTTATAAGGTTTTAAGTTCTTTAAGTTTTCCTTATACCTTAATATACACCATTTAGGTGCATTTAGTAAACCTCATTAAAAGAAATTATCTAACTTTTTAGCTAACGAGGTTTTAATAGCTTTTACTGATGCACGAGTAACTCCAATTTCTCGCGCTACTTGCGCATCCGTCATTTCTGCTCCATTACTAATAATACATTCAATGTAAGCGTACTGATTTTTAGTAAGCGGCAAGGTAGGTAAGGACGTAGCAATGTCAATAACTGACCAGTCCTCGTTCATAGACTGACTATAAAACGGGCTGTAGTTTTCTTGCTCACTGTCTACAGTAGTACTTTCCCATTGTACGTCCACAAACCAATCCCGTTGCACAGAAGTAACCTTTAACGCACGATACTCATTGCGCATTGTGTTGTTCATTAGCCGTGTAACATAAGTAGCAAAGTTTGCTCCAGATTGAGGGTTAAAAGTACTAAGAGCCTTGTCTAGCGTTGTCCATACAAAGCTATCCACGTCCTGACGGGAAAAACTGAAATACTTTTGACCAATGCGATGAAGCATACCTGCGTATCTACGATACAGGACAGCTAGTGCGCCGTTAGGGTCAGTATTGTACAGAGCTACACACTGAGCGTCAGGGAGTACGCCTACACATTCGACAGTATCGTTGACGAACTTAGTAGAAATATTAGTAAGGTTGTTCATTGTTTGTTCTCCTAAAAGAAATTTTCTTTATAGTTACATTATATATTACTGTGTAATAAATTACAAGACTAAATCGTTAAAATTTATTAAATTTGGATAGTCGTTGATATCCCATTTATTTTCCCAGAACTCTTGCGGGTAGTTTAGGAAGTAAACGACCTTGCTATTCCTTAAACGATTACGGATTTTTCTTGCTGCTATGTCGCCAGCATTATCCGGGTCAAGTGCAAGTACAATAGTCCTAAAGGGCATATTCTTTAGTAACTCAAACTGGTTCCCACCGCCTACTCCCATAAGAGCTACAGCAGGAATACCTAATGTCCATAAAGTAAGGCAGTTTATAGCAGACTCCGTTACATATAATTTCGAACTATCTTCAAACCTATCTCGGTATTTAAGGACTTCGTAAGCGCCGTATAAAAATTCAGTTTTAGGGTCACTTTCTCCGTACTTGTGAAACTTTTGTCCTACACTCCGCCGATTAAAAAATACGGTGTTACCTTGCATATCCCTAACTGGCATTGTAATACAATCATGTAACTTGTCATAACCGATATCAAATAGTTCGATAATTTCGTCCGTAAGTTTGCGCTCATACATGTAAGGATGAACCCAACGGTATTTTTCCAGCTCCTCTTCCGTAATAGTAGTATAGCTAGGCTTCGTATCTTTGGACTTTTTATTAAATCCTAAATCTAATAAAGGTCTTACTTGTTCTTCTCCGGAGGCAAAATTACGTTTAAGCCACTGATTGCCGTAAAAGCCTCCGTCCTTTCGATTGAACAAGTCACTAACAAATTCATTTAGCTTTGCTGTATATCCACAAGTAAAACAATGAACAGTACCTGCTTCAATTACACGGCCGCCGGAGTAAGATACATCTCTGCTCATACCACAAGAGGGATGACGCTCCATCCCGTTACCGTGAAAAGGACAAGAGAATTGCATATTAGAGCCTAAACTTTTTGTTCGGGTAAAAAGAGTTTGACCATAATCGTGCTCTAGTTCAAAAGTAAGTTTTTGAATAATTTGTTCACAAGTTGCGTCGATGTATAATCCGTTGACTTTCAAAATGCTTCCACTCCTTCCCTACTTACTTGCTTTTGCAAACGGCTAGAGGAATTGCGAGCTTTAAGGGTAACAGGACTAGAACTTGAACTATCCTCGTCCTCGTCGTCATTTTTAAAACCTATAAGCGTGTAGGTTCCTGTTGTAACGTCCCACATGTACTCAATAGTTTTATTATCTTCCCCGTACCGATTTTTCACTACGGATAGCCGTAGAATACCATTAGCTTCGTCCCGTTGCATAGTAATAACTCGACTAGCATTTTGACCTACTGCATCACTTTCAGCGATATGCTCTAATTGAATAGTATCATTGCCGCTTTCTTTAGCTGCACGCCCTGCTTGAACATTTAACACAATAGGAATGCTATACTTTGCGGACAACTTGTATAAGTCCATCGTAATATTAGCGTACTGAATACGCTTTTGCTCCCTACTAGGTATAGATTCATTCATTAGTGATAGCTGGTCAATACCTACTACATTAGGCTTATATTTTTGAATCATACTATCCAGCAAAGCAGGCGTCATGTTTCGACCGCCAATCATCATTGGAGTAACTACTACTAAAGGAGTTTTGCTTCCTTGCATAACTTCGATATGGTCTTCATAACGCTCCAGCTCTTTGTCAGTCCATACTCCTTTAGTAATCGAATTAATATTAACATTAGACAGCAAAGTATCAATCCGTGCACCTACCTGCATTTCACTCATTTCACCGGAGTACAAAAGTACGGATTGTTCATTCTGCCAAGCACTAACCATCATCTTATCTAAAGTCCAGGACTTACCTTGTCCCGGTCGTCCTACAATGACTATTAGTTCCTCACCCGGTAACATACCGCCTAGCACATCGTCCAAAAGTTCAAATCCTGTAGGTACTCCTAGCAAGTCACCTGCTTTATCCGCAATGTCCATCGCCCAATTAAAACGGTCGTAGGCTCCCTTTGTAAGGTCTACTCCTCCTACAAATTTAGACTTTTGAATTAAGTTTTCTAATTTAGGTAGGATATTAGATACAGCGACACTGGAATCCGTTTGCATGTCCTCAGCAGCTTGCGTCAAAATAGGTACTAACGCATCATATAAATGCTCTTCCCTAATCTTATCCACAAGGTACTGGTCACTCTCTAAAATGTTAAGTAGTTCAAATCCTGGAAAATGCTCCAAAACTGTCTCATCATCCGGAACGTTACCATACTCCTTAAAGTGATTAATAATGAACTCGTATTCAGGACCGTAGTCACTAAAATACTCACTAGTGATGCCATTATTATTCAGTAAGGAAAGGCTCTTGTCCTGTAGCACTTTATTCAGTACTTGTAGCTGAATCATTGTTTAACTTCCCTCCTAATCTATTACCTTGCGCATCATGTAAAGGGAAAAACTTATGTCCAGGACTATCTCCTAACCACGCACCAGTCTCGTCCATTGTAATATAGTAAGGACGCACTTTAGGAGCTTCCTCAACTTTACGACTAACAGAAGCTCGGTATCCTAAGGAAAAACCAAATAGTAAGCATGCAAAAATTAGGACAGGGATAGTAATATACGGACTAGTCAAACGCTTTTTCCAACGTAAATTCATAAAAACCTCTTTTCTTATAACGATAAGCAAAAACCAGTAGCCGGCTATCATACTGCTTAATTTCCTCTTCCGTAAGTAGCAAATTGTCTAAATCGTAAACAGGTCCTATTGGTTTAATTGCGCAGCACTTCACTACGTTACCCAAAACATTTCGATAAATAATGGGAACGTTATTAATATCTAGTACCATGTACCGTTCAGCGTTTTTCAAATTTAGCTACCTCCTTTGCTGTATATCCCCGAACATTAGATGCACTGAACTCAATAACAGTCGACATGTCATAAATGCGACTATAAAGTCGTTCACCTAAAACGTCCTTAATTTGTTCGTCATTGTAATTAGTAGTGTAAATAGTTGCAAGATTATTATCCACGCGGTAGTTCACTAAATCATAAAAATGATTATAGGATACTTGCGTAACTCGCCCTGAACCTATTTCATCAATTACCAATAGGTCACAGTTTTTCAGTCGGTTCAAGTAGTCAAAAAATTGAATGCTAGTTTCGAAGTAACCAAAGTCTCCGAAAATTTCTAACATAGAAGAGCTAACACAAAATACCGCTTTGTCTACTAGTCTACCGTCCAAGGCAGTCTCCGCAATGTAGCGCTGCAAAAGTCTAATAGCCCAGCTAGTTTTACCGTTCCCAACAGTAGGACTAGTAATCACAATGCTTTTTCCATTTTGAATATTTTCAACTACATTTTCCCGGTAATTGTTCAACCAGTCCCATGCCTCCCTATCAACAGCTCTAGGAACTAGTTCTTGTGGTTCAAAGTACTTTTTAGGTACTCCAGATTCAGCTAATAATTGTCGAACCTTTTTTCGCCATATTTCATTTACGTCCATTGTCTATCCTTTCTAAAAAATGTTCATTTCTCCTTTAATTTTTTTTTTACAATTTATTTAGTTCTATATAGTTCAGTGTATATAATATGGACCCGAGGGCGGGAAAGATATCTAGCTTGCTAAGCTGCTCTAAAGCAGCTGTAAAAAGGACTTTGTAAAAAAGTCTTTTTTACTAGATATACACGGAATTTAGCAATTTTGTTAACCAGTTCGAAAAAAAAACTATAAATTGACAACCAAATTAATAGAAACCAGAAAATTTTTGTTTACCGCCTAGTAATTCCTCAATAAGCCATGTTCGCTTAAATACAGATAAAGTAATTGGACTTGGTACATTAGGACAAACTTTATCCAGACTTTTTTCAATACTTGTATATAAGAAGTAAGTTATTTCTACCCAGCTACCTGCATTTAAGTAGTCCCGGAGTTTTTTCATTGTAGTTTGAAAATTGAACCAGTTGTAATCAATGCAGTCCTTTTCAAAACGGTAGCGATACTGAACTATAAAGAAGTGGCTAACTTGTTTCAGGGATACCTCTTCGAACGATTTTTCGTTTAAGTAGTTAGCTAGTTGCTTACTAACAAACAAATAATCTTGGTCTCGCTGAGGTAACGAACTAGCTGAAGTCCCAAACAGTCCTCTAGTTGTATTTTTAATTTCCTTTAAAATTAAACTAGAATTTCTTCCTACTGTTGTACGCGATTTTATGCGCTTTCTTACCATGTAATACTCCTTATAATGCTAGTGTCCATTTTCTACGTTAAACGCGAAAATAGGTACTAAATATTAAGAATTTTTGCGTGATTTAGAGGACTTCTTCTTAGCCTTTTTAAATCGTAGTGTATAGGACACAGATTCCACGACAGCGGGCTTAATAATTTCCGCATCTAATTGCTTATTGTAGATAAGGTCTTCGAGTAACTCTTCATTAATAGTTGGCTTCATTACAATTAGATTTTGAAGAGCTTCCTTTTCCGTACCCTTGGCATCCTGGATAAGTGATTCAATAATGCTTAGTAGCATGGGTTCGTCCATTGTAGACTTGACGGACTGGGAACAAGTTACTTGCCACCCGTCCGCTTCGGCGGATTCAATATCTTCCGCAAGCATGTACTCTTTAAGTAAATCCTTGTCAGCTTTAACAGCTTTATTCAGTACGCCTAGTTCATAGTTGTTTTGAGCTAGCTGTGGAAGTAGCTCTAAAAATTGTTTTTCGCTAGTAATTTCACTCATTAAAATTTCTCCTTCATTAAATCATTGAGGTCAGTATCTACTGCCTGTTCCATTTGCTGCTTGAACTCTTTTCGTTCTTTAGCAATCTGCTGACGCTCACCCCACATGTGTTGACGATTGTAGAACGCCAAATCTCCTGGCATAAGGGAGTCCCTAAATTTAATTAGTTTATTTACTCCCTCTTCACTCCAATAGCGTGTCCGCTTTTGGTCTAAATCATTTCTAAATTTAGGTAGTACAAAAGGGAAATGAATATTATTTTCCTTTGCGTACTCTGCGGCGCCGTACCATACGCGAGAGATAGTCGTTTGACTACGCTCTACCATTTTACATACTTCCGAGATTCGGTAGTATTTAACTCCATTAATTATTTTCATCTAGTATCCTCCGTATTTGTTTACATTGTTGTTCATTAGGCAAACTGTCCAGTTCCAAGAACCAGTTTAATTGTTTTTCCGTACAGTTAATTAGTCGACAAAGTTGCTCCTTTGGATACCTGTCACTAAGTGACTGAACAGCTATACAATAATCTAAAGGAGTTAGCGGCTTACCATCGCTTTCAATCCTCCTTTTAGTGTCCTTCCTAAGCGCACTATATCGTTTACTTTGTGCCATAGCAATCTCCTATTTCCTTAATAATGTATCCAGTAAATTAGACAGCTTATTTCTAAGCGGAACGCCGTCTACAATATAATCAGCGATTTCGCCCTTACTTGCTACAATATCCTCAATTGTTTCATCAATTGTGTTCTTACATACTAACGTAATGATATAAACCGTAGACGTTGCTCCTATACGGTGAGCTCGGTCTTCCGCCTGGTCTTTTTCACCTTTAGTCCAAGGACTGTCTAGAAAAATTACGGTAGTAGCCTTAGTCAGGGTAAATCCTGTCCCAAGTGCGCCAATAGTTCCACAAATAACGCAAGCCTTTTCAGTTTGTGTAAATTGTTCAATAACTTCGAACTTATCTTCCGTTTCACCAGTTACTAAATAGCAAGAAGCTACAGACTTAGCTTGTTCATAAAACGGACTAATTACTTTTTCCCAATTACTGAACACAATAACTGATTCATTATTTTCTATACACTCTTGTATAATATCCAGCGCCCGTTCGAACTTTGCGGATTTAACGCTTTTACTAGTAAGTACTTCAGGGTTACCTGTAGCCTGTCGAAGTCTAATAGTTTCAGCTAGTGGATTATTACTTAGCATTACCTTGTCAATATCCTCAATTAGCTTAGTGCGAACTTCGTTGTAAATCTTAGCTTGTTCCTTGTTCATGTCTACATACTCTACAGACCTAATTTTTTCAGGCAAATCTAAAACTTGTTCCTTGGTACGTCGAAGCATGTTATCCATGACTAAACCTTTAAGCTCCTTTAGGTTTCGGTAGCCAGTTACTTGACCAAAATTGTCCTGGACGCAGTACCTTTCCTTAAAAGCAGAAAACGAATGTCGCTCAGCTCCTAACCACTTTAGGATATTGTATGTATCGACAGGGGAGTTCAATAGTGGAGTCCCACTAAGTCCAATCTTATAGAAGCTGTTCAATGAATGTAAAGCTTTGCCTTGCTGACTAGTAGGGTTTTTACATTTGTGAATCTCGTCCACAACTACCATGCCTATTTCGCCGGAACGAGTTAATTCCTTTAAATACGAGGTGAACGCTTTGTCACGTAACGTTTCAATATTAGTAATAAGGAAGTACTCGTCATGCGCAACTAATAAGTCATTGACTCGCTTTTTAACTCCATCAATAGTTAAATTACCTTTTCGATTTACACGGCTCCCAATAATGTGAGCAGCTTCATTTGAGTGAATTTCAACTTCCTTAGCCCAGTTCCATTTTAACCCAGATACGCAGCATACTATAAGACAATGTTTAAACTCATTTTTACGACTAACGGCAATGTCAATAGCTTGCTTAGTTTTACCTAGTCCTTGTTCATCTCCTAAAAGGAAGCAAGGATGTTGCTTAGCGTACTCAAAACTTTCTAACTGGTGAGGAAAGGGTTGGGTTTTAAATTCAAAAGGACTGTCCTCCGCTTGAACAATTCGATTACGGCTTTCAATGTACTCCTGAACATCCTTAGGTACGTCCCCAATAATTTCTAAATCCCAATAAGCAAGTGCGTCTAATACCTCGTGAAAATACCTAATCGGTACTTCGAAGTTATTATACCCTCTTTCTATAATTTTAGGGAGTGAGGAGAGCTGGACACCTAGCAGTTCCTCCTCCTCACTATCGTCCGTATCCGTAATAGTAATATAGATACTTTTTCCTTTTTTATGCATCCGGGATTGTTCGATTTCTAATCTAATCAACCCTTAGCTCCTTTCGCGGAATAAGCAATCAGCTCCATTGCGGTATCTAGGTCATCCTCGCGGTGGATAGTAAAGAACCCATCAATAGGCCATCCATAGGAAGCAGGAACAATTCGGTCTAGTTTTTGTTTCATTTCTTCCGGCATTGCACGGGACAATACATTGATACGAATCTTAGACTTACTTTGGAAGATTTTAACAAAGTTGAATTGATGGGAGTACTTAATAAACGACTGCGTTACGCCACGTTTAGAGGCAGGGAAGTCCTGCGCAATACGAGCTTCTAACTGCTTAGTAAGGGCTAAAACAGTATCCGCTTTAGGTGTTCCGCTTTTCTGCTTGATACGTTTTTCCTTAATTTCTACTACTTCAACATCTTCCGTCTTTTCGATAGCCTCTACAACCTTTGTAGCCGGACGAGGACGACGAGCAGCACGCTTGCTTACTTTAGGACCTGCGACTACTGGTTTAGATTTTTCCTTAGGTTCCTTAACTTCCGGAACGGACTGCACTGTGTACCAACGTTTGTAGGTAGTCTCCGTTACTCGAATTACTTCAGCGGTTTGTGTGTTTTCAAGTTCCAGTTTTTGCTGTGCGGAATCAAAAGTAATTACTTTAAATTCTTTTCCGTTGCGTTTGTTTAAAAGGATTGTCCCTTTTACGAGTTCATTGAAATTTACTTTCATGTTTTACCTCCTGCGCATTGCGCTTTTATTATTTATGAATACAGTATAACATATTACACGGTAATACGCAACCCCGAAAATCAAAAAAAAACGGAGTAAATGAATACTCCGCTTTTAGGTAGTTAATTACCCTGAGGTATTAAACAATGAACAACTATAGTATAACGTATTTTTTATGATTTGTCACTAGTCAAAATTGACTGAACTATTCATAGTAATTGACAAGGTCATCCTTGTCCCAAGTAGACAGCCAGACAGTACCGAACTGACCGAACTCAAACTTGCGGAAGTAATATCCTGCATAGTAGCCGCCGTCCCCTGTGTCAGCGATATGCGCTTCATCTTGTTGGAAGCTAAAGTACATCCCTGCTTTAAAGTCCTTGTCCTCCCCGTCAGCAACGTTGTTGCCGTCCTTATCAACCCAGTTGACTAAAGCAACCGGAATCCCGTTCTCCGTCCAATCGAACCCTACTGGACACAAGTAGTCACACTTGATTTGGTAAATGCCGTTAACAAATTGAACTTCATCTGCCTTATAGTAAGCTTTACTATGCGGCTGGCGTGTAAGTGTAGGGACTTCAGTAGCAGGCTTGTTGTCACCACCTACATAACGCCAAACTTCGATGTAAGCAGGACGGTTCCAGTTGTAGTAATCATCCCACGGGTAGGTGTTAATAGCACCGCCTGGAGCTCCTTGCGTAGAGTAATCACAACTAATAAAGTTGACGCTGTCAAGCATTACCCCGACATGTCCTCCAGCTCCGCCAGAACTTGACATGTCAGCTCCCCAAGACAGTTGGACAATGTCATTCCGTTGAGCAGCCCAATCTTCGTTGATGCTAATACGAGCCCATCCTACGCGAGCAAGTTGAGCACCTAGCGTTACGGTGGACGGCAAACCTTGAATAGCAAATCCGTTATCCTTGAGCGCCTGTGAGATAGTCCCGGAACAGTCTCCTGTTCCGTCAGCACCATTTCGACTCCCAGTCATTGAGTAAGTAATCGTCCCACGACGAGCTTCAAACCAACTTGCAATATCCGCCATTTATTCTTCCTCCTTCAGTTCAGAAAGGTTCATTAGTACGCAGGTGAACCCTGCAAGCAATACTGTCGAAGCAACTACTGACCAGTTTACTTCAGTGAGTAGTGCAGTTGACCCGATAACACCTAATGCTGCTTGAGCCATTGTGCGAACCACTTTAATTGCCAATTTCTTTGCGTATTTATTCATTCTGTTTCTCCTTCTATAATTTCTCGAGTGAACTTTTGATATCTACGATATCGCCCTTCAACTCCTTAATACTTTCATTCATATAGTCGATACGTTCTACCAACTTTAATGTCGTCTTTTGCTCTTCTTCATGTTTGTCTAAACGACGCATGTGACTAGCAATAGTTTTTTCTTGTTCACCGTTGATTACTTCCAAAGTAGTCAAACGGCGTTCAAGTTGCGACGCTTTATTTTGAGCAGAGATGTAGAACGTTGCTCCCGTAAGGACTACAGGCAAAATGACTGTTACTAGCCAATGAACAAGTTGAGCTTCTCCCATTTGCGCTCCTTTCTAGTTAAGTTTTGGTAAGATGACCGTTGCTGCTCCGCTCTGCAGCAATGCTTCCACCGTTTGACCTTTATAGGTGTACCCTTCTTGCTGCTGCATACTAAATTTTAGCAATGTAGCAGTACCTTTTGGCCATTTCGGGTTAGTGTCGTATGGGTAGGGCATAGACACTAAGTCATTATTAACATATCGTTTGTCCTGCACTAGCGGAGGAAGAAATGCCGCTACTTTAGCATAGGCATTAGGTTCCATTCCACCTTGTGCGGATATGGCGAGGGCAACTAGGATTTCACTAACAGCTGACACCTTGGTCAAAAGCTCTTGAGTAGTTTCAATAGCTCTTTGCTGGGCGACAAGCCGGTCATCTACTTTATTAAATTTCTCACTCTCAGCACGGCCTGAGAAGTTTTGCTCATACATTTCATCAAGGGCTCGTTTAAACAGCTCCGCATCCGTTTGCTGAATAGCGTCCTTGTCGAAAAACATAGGATAATAAGCTCCTTCACTATTACCTAAAACGACCCGTGTCTTTGTAGGTTCATTATTAAGATATTCTAAGCTCTTACCAATATATTCTAATTTCATATTTTCTCCTTACTTAACTAGTATTAGCATTCCTGCGTACCGGTTATTCTTAACGGTACCAAGTGCGTGTATATGCCCTGAATTTGCATTGATTTGGAAGTGAATGTCCTGCCCTACGCCTATTGACCAAGCAGTACATACGAACATCATTGACTCAGGCGCTACGAAAACATCGCGAGGAAATTCGTATAGTACCATATTTCCTCCAGTACCTAAAAAGTTGTAGGTGAAATAAACGACATTACCAATAACTTTATAATGGTACATGGAAGAGTTAGCTGTTTTCCACCTGTTATTGGCGTCGTCATTAATAGGCTTCAACTGCTTAGATTGCATACTGTAAGTCCACTCGCCCCAACCCTTTGAGTTCTTCTCCGGGCCGTAGCTGTACCGAGTAGCGATGTTCCCGTTCATGGAAGTGAATCTTTGGAAGCATAAAATAGGAGCTTGATTAGTTCCACTATTCATTTTCCAACATTCCAAAATTCCATCGTTATTTAGAGGGTTATGCTTGTCAGCTCCTCGCATGTGATAGACTCCAGTGTCATTGAAATTGTCGAAGTCCCAAACGTCCTTACTATTAGCTCTTGTAAACGAAGTGCCATCAAGGTCCGTGATTTGTTTGTGCTGAACTAATTCACCTTGAGAATAGAAACGTCCTTGAATATCTACGCTACCGAACGGGCCGTGGTCAGGAATTTTCCCCGCGCCGAATCTTCCTTGATTATCGTATGCGTGGATAACTAATTCCGGACCTACTGTGTAGGAACTGATGGTAGGGTCATTTTCAGTGAAAATATCAGAAAGTTCCGCTCGTATGTCATACGACTTAGTTACAACGTAGTCGGGACTTAGATTAGCTGCGCTGTTAGTAAGCTGATAAATTGTATTCCATTCACCGTTGGCAGGTCCTGGAGCTTCCGTGTAGTCGTTAGTTCCGGAAGGAGCTGATTTAAATTTCAATACCGCCTTATTTAGTTGCTTACCGTTATACATGAGAGGAGAAATTCTAAAATAACGACTGACTTGAATTTTCTTAGCGTCCTGCTTAGTTCTATAAGCAATGAACGTAATTGAAGGTCGCTCATAGTTTAAAACAGTGTAATAAACTACTTTAGACCAGCTCGTCATTCCTCGACTATCCGTGATAGTTACCTCTATGCCGCCTGATGAGTACAATTTAGTAGCTGGGAAAGTACCGCCGTTATCGTTAATTTCAGTAGAGTTGTTTACCATCCTAGCAGTGAATTGCTTTATCGTTGCGCCGTACTTCAATTTGATATTAGGACAATTTACTTGAATTTCTGACATACGACCTACGAACACATTAGGAGGAAGTAACGCACGAGCGACATCGTTTTGGTCGGTCAGTACAATGTCGCCCACTTCAGGTCTCATTGTATCTGGAATCTCTACAGTGAATGGCGTTTTTCTGTCGGACAGTTTGACCCATTGACCGTTTTGAATTTCGTGAGTTTCTATTATAAACGAACCTACTGCGGAATAGGATTCCGTAAACTCCTCAGCTAGTTCTAAAGGCGGTAGCCAAGTTATTGTTTTACGCTCGTAACTTTGAACAACCCCTGATTTTTTACCTAGCTGATATTTAACTACATACGACCGATTGGTTCCGGAAAGCGACGGAAGGTCAAAGGTTCCATACTTACCTAATATGAACCACGGAGTGTCAGTATCTCTTGTTACATCAAGCGCAGGTACCTCAAATATATGTGATACCTCATTAGTTCGTGTTCCGCCGGACTTAGGAGTCTTAAATATTACTTTAATATGTAACCGAGTCTCAGCTTGACCATTACTCTTTAAGTGAGTGACCCGCTGAGTTCCGTCGTAAATTAGGACGCTTCCCTTACCTTGTAAATAGTCCGAGTAGCTTGTACCCTTAGATTTAGTGACCTGTCCTTGGTCACCTAATATAGATACATCTACATCGTCGCGGCTAATTTTTATAGGGTCGTTTAAATCAGAATAAGCGAACACCATTATTTTCACTTCACTAGATAAAGTTCTAACTGAGGTAGAAACGACGTCCACTTTTAGTTTTAGGTTTACTCCGTCGACTGCAGGTCCTGTGATATATACCATTATTCTCCTTCCTATTCTACAAACCGGCACACATTGACATTAGTTTCAAGTGGGTGCTGCTCCGTTACAAAATTACCAATTCTAATAGAGCGCATAAACACCCCATTGTTAATGTGAATAAATCCTTGATTGATATACATTACTTCGCGCCCCGCTGAGTACATAGATATTCTATCACTTGTTACTCTAAATGAGGAAGTTCCATCATTTTTACCAATAACTAAACCTTCATTACTAGACGACATGTAAGTATCAATGAACGTTTTAAGCTCCTTGAGTCCTCCTAGTTGCTGAACTACTGCGTTTAGGCGTCGCCCAGCATCTGCTAGGTCAGCTTCGGATTGCGCTGCTTGCTTTTGAGCATTTTCGATATAGTCCCTATACGCTTTTTCAAATTCACTAAACTGAGTCATTGTCATTTTAGCTTCGAGCTGCGTTTGATGAAGCTTAGCTTTTTCCTCGAGTGCTTTAATCTGTTCAGCTGTTAGTTGAGCGGGTGCTTTATTCGCCAAATCCTCTTCGACGTCTTCCGAGGCAGGCTGCCAATCCATTGGGACATTACCTTGAACAACCATAATTTTTTCAATGTATTTGGAGTTTGTAGTGTCGTAACTGTTGACACGCATTTGATAAACTCCTGTAGGTCTATCCCATACAAAGGTACTTCCTAGAGCTGTCGTGTCAGTTGATACCATTTTCCAACCTAAATTTCCTTGGAAGCGTATATTAACTTTGTCAGCCGTGCTAGGATGTCGGTCAGTGAAAGTTCCGTTAGACGTAGCTTTCAATGAGTATGTTTTCCCCTCAGTCAACTTAATTGTTGAATTAGGGTAGGTCATCCAGTTATCAGTTTGTGAACGATTAGGCTGGAACGGGCCTTTCGAACGACGAAGCAAGTTGACAACTCCTATATCTACTTTAGCAAGTCGGTCTACCCATGTATAGCGAGATGGGTCTAAACTATCCTGCTGTGCATAGTCTGCATAATAGCCTTGGTATCTTTGATTTTGCGGTTCTAAACTAAAATTGACAGTCCCGTTTGCACTATCTGCATAGGCAAAGTGGAGATACGGAGTTTTTCCGTCAGCTCCTGCTTTACCTGGCAACCCTTGCGCGCCGTCCTGACCTTTCCACCTCGCCCACTTATAGCGAGTAGGGTCAGTGGAGTCAGCTTCTTCAAAATCTTGATAAATTCCAATATAGGCTTTATTCTGGTCGACAAGGCTTAGCCCTGCGCCGGTTTCACTGTCAGCGTAAGCTATATGCACACGTGAGGACTTACCTGCTGCTCCAGGAACTCCTTGAAGTCCTGGAATACCCTGAGGTCCTCGTTCGCCCATGCGGGAAACGGAGTACCCTGACTCCTCAGAATTGTCAGTATACTTCCATGTCGTTTTAGTCCACAAGTAATGACCTGCAGGTACATCCGGAACGATACTAGTGAACCAGTTAGTAGGAGGCTCAGTCCCTGACTCACTTGCTGCGTACTGAACCTTAGTCGAAGCTATACCTACTCCGTCCTTACCTGGAAGTCCGTCATCTCCTTTTCGACCGTCTTGCGGAATATAGCTAACAGAGTAGCCGTATTCAGTATTTCCGTCCGAATAGCGCCATTGCATGCGTGTCCAAATATAGCGTCCTTTAATAAGTTCAGGAACTTGACTTTGCCACCCTTCCTCCGGGTGTCTAGTTCCTGACACACTGACAGCATAGTCCACGTCAGTCCTAATAATAGTGGTTCCTGCCTTACCGGGTTTTCCGTCAACTCCATCCCGACCTGGAAGTCCGGGTTGACCTTGTCTTCCCTCCGGACCTTCAATTTTAATCCAAGTAAAGTCACTAGGTAATAAATCCTCGACCGGTCTTGTAGTAGTTAATACACCAATATATTTACCACTATTAGAGTTCATTCCTGCACCGGTAGCGTCGTTAGCGAATCTAATAACCGTGTGCGTGTCTTCGTTACTATCGCCCGATAGCATACCGTCACCGTCATCATTAAGCAAGTCAATTAGGTTTTGACGAGGGTCGTCAAAGATGATTGTTGAACTTGACAAGTCGTCGTAATTAATTTTTCGACCGGTTACTTTTCGCCATTCCGTTACCTTGTAGCTGTCATCAATGACTAACTGACTAGAATGCAAGCTAGGAATGCGGCTATACAGAACCGCCGATGCTTCATAACTTATCAACGGCTTAGAGTAAATGTCTAAATAAGCTCTAGCTGCGTCAAGCATGCTTTGCTTAATTTTAAAGCGGTCATCTTGCTTAGATTTAGGAATAATCCTTGCACGCATACCTCGTTCAGTAAACCACGACACGTCGACAAGATAATCATTTCCGCCATTAATTTCAGCAAAAGTGAACTCCTTACCTTCCTCATTAGACTTACCGCTAATTTTATAGGCAGTACAAAGATTTCGGGAGTCCTCCGTGCGAACAATATGCTTCAAGTTGTTTTCTACTACAAGAGGAAAATCTACTCGCTCCTCTTGGTAAGGTTGAAGCATAATGACTGTTTTAACGTATCTTAATTCATTTTCAATTATTTCTTTATATCCAAAAGTTAATTCTAAATTATACTGCTTGGCTAAATAGCGAAGCTTGTATAAAGCTGAATTTTCTTTCAAGGTCATTCCACGGACCGGAATAGCTTGAGCTACACCAGCCACGGAAAGTTCGACCCATTTACCAAGCGGCTCAACAATTTTTTGCGCTGCTTGCAAGACAGTAGTTGAAATTACCTGAAGCGGTTTTGGCATTCCTTCGGCAAGTTCGTACCAAAGAGCGTAGCACGTAAACGTAGTGATTCCTTTTACTAAAGGGTCATCTTCTGCGTACTTAATACGGTACCACCGCTCGCCGAATTTGACGAGGTTCTCAGCTGTAAGGCTTGAAAATCCTGTAGATGTATCGACTGCTTTAAATGTCAGGATTTCCTTACCCTTTGACCGAGTAATCCTTTCATCCTCAAATTCCCGGTCATACGCATCCGCCATAATAGCGATAGGATTGAAGTTTTGGTCGTATATGTAGAGCAATTCATCAGGAATTGGCGTCATTATAAGTCCGTTACTTTCCATTTATCCTCCCTCTAATAATACGACGGCAAAAGTTCAATCTCTGCCGAAAATGGTAATTGCGTAGACCATTGGTCTGCGGTACGTGCTTTGTATTCAATTTGAATAGAACTTGTGCCTGAAGGTATTTTGAAAAATCTACCTGTCTTAATGTAGCTAAATATATTATTAACTTGATTGTTAGCCATTATACGAGTCATTTCAAATCGTCCTAGGTCTATCTTAATAGTAGAATTGACATAGAACATAATTGACTCCGTTCCAAACTCTATCACGTCACCAGCTTCGCTTGTAATTTTAACAAAGCCGGACAACTGATTAGCTGACTTAATAGTAATTACTGCGTCCCGAGTCGGTCTACCTGGATTGCTCACTGATATTATATTTCCTGTAGCTTTAGACTCGATAGCTAGTTTACTATATTCGTACGCATTTTTGAACTGAATATTAAGCTTAACAATCAAACTTGACTGAGCGTAGCTTGGCACATCAGTCAAATCTGGCATTTCTGCCTGACCTACAAATTTACCATACTTGAAGAAGTCTGTGTCTTGTGGGACGGACATTTTCCAAAACGACTTTTGCGCAATGTATTGCTTAAATTTTCTAAATTTAGCATTAACTTCCTTTTCAGTAGTTCCTTCGAACATTACTGTTAAGTACCCCGTAAGGGCAGACAGCGCAGTAGATGTAGAATCTAGTACGCCGTCAATGCCGTCGAGGTTCTTCACGCCGCCGTCCTTGGGCGTTCCCATAGTAGATGACTTATATTCAAGTAATTTTGCGTCAAGTTCTGCGATGTCCTTGTCGTCCAAATATATAGTTGAATGATTAGCCATTTAGTTCTCCTTCTAAGTAGAAACAATGTCTCCCATTCCTGAGAGTGTTTCCTTACTTTTATTATAAAGTCCTCGGGATAATTTGTCAATATCGTCATTGTTTCTAACAATGATTGTTCCTATAGAAATATTAGTTTGGTTTTCAGTTCCTTTTCGACTTGAATCCAATGTAGCTCCTGGAGCATTATTAGCGTACAGCTGTGAAGTAGGAGTCAGTGACGCTTTTTGAAGTTGTTCCAATTCCGGCGCCGGTAAAGTATCCGGGATAGCGTCCTGAACTTGTTCGAAAATATCCTTCACTTGGTCAACTAATCCATTATCCGTTAGTCGAAGTTGAACTCCTGCGACCATGTCAGCAGCCTGCTGTGCCATGCTTTGAGCGGTACCTGCTACATCACTAATCATGTCTTCAATACCGATTTGGAAACCTTGTCCAAAGTATCGACCCTGTTCCGCCATCAAACGTGACGGAGACTTAATATGCAGGAACCGTTTGACAGCATTAACGGCACTTTTCGCCATATTAGCTGCAGCATTTACAACACTCTGCACCATAGAAGCGATACCTCTAACAAGACCTTGCACTAATTGAACACCAGCTGTGAGCATGCTACTAGCAAAGCGTCCAATCGTTTTGACAATATTAGAACCTAATTGGGACATAAATCGAACGGGCTTACCGGGGTCCTTAACAAGTCCGTAAATGAACTTAGCCATCATTTCGTACCCTTTATAAGCCATGTCTCCTAGGAAGCTACCGATTTTCTCTAATAACTTCCAAATTAAGTTACCAATGGCGCCAAGCAGTTCCGGGATAGCTTGAATAAGACCTTGGATAAGTGCAAGAATTAACTTAAATCCTGCTTCAATGAGTTGAGGACCGTGGTCAATGAGTGCATTAAATAAAGCCTCAATGATTTTAATTGTACCGTCAATCAGCTTGTCCATGTTATTAGTTAATCCTTCGATAAGTCCAATAAGCAAGCGTACACCAGCTTCAATGATTTTAGGAGCATTATCTACTAGCGCTTGGAACAATGCTAAAGTAATTTGAATAGCTGCTTCAATGAGCTGAGGGAGCGCATCAATGATAGCTTGAACTATTGTCCTAAGAATTTGTAACCCTGCTTCAATAAGTTGCGGCAGATTGTCAACGATAGCTTGGACAAGTCCTTTCAAAATTTTAAGCCCTGCCTCTAACAGCTGAGGAAGTGCTTGAGCAATAGCGTCGACAATAGCTTTGATAATTTGAACGCCGGCTTGTAAAAGCTGAGGAAGTGCGTCCATAATAGCTTTACCTAGCGCCATTAGTATCTCCAGTCCAGCTTGAAGAATCTGTGGCAAATTATCGACGATAGCTTGGAACAAGGCTTGCATGATTTGAATACCTGCTTGAATAAGTGCAGGAAGGACTTTACCAATACCCTGAACTAAAGCTTTGACAATTTCCACTCCAGCATTTAAGATAGTAGGAAGAACTTTAGTAATGGACTCTATAAACGTAGACATTCCGCTACCGACAGAGGACGCTATATTAGGAATTGCTCTAGCTATTCCTTCAGCTAATTTGACAATTAACTGAGCACCGAACTCTACAATTTTAGGTAAATATGTCGAAATTCCGTCAGCGAACTTATTAATCCGCTCAACCATTCCGTCAAATACCATATTGATACCTTTAGAGTTCAGTTCCCCAGTTCGAACCCACGCAGTAATGAATGAAATAATTGCAGAAATAACAATCCCAATAGGGCCAGTAATTCCTAAAAATCCTAGACCTAGCTTAGTCAGCCAACCTGTAGCAATACTCATTATCCCGCCCATGCCGCCTAGCATGTCATACAGTTTAGCAAGAGACCCATGAATAAAGTCCTTTAGTGACATATTAGTAATACCGACTGACTGAGCGGTATCTTTAAATAGTTTCACAAGTCCGTTCCACATTGACTCAGCTACCTGAGCAACCATTGAACCTACTTTTTCAAGCCAGTGTCCAAACTCTTTGAGCTGCTCACCTGCCCATTTAAAGGCCTTACCTAAATACTCACCAACTACGGCTGCGAGCTTATTCACAAAGTTCCTGAACTTTTCGGACTTAATGTAAAGTACACCGAATGCAATACCTAAAGCAGCTACGACACCTAGTACGGCGCCGATTGTTCCAGCTGTACCCATAAAGGCAGGACCTAAGAACTGTATAGCAATTTTAAGCTTTGCAAAAGTTGTCAGCAATGTACCGATTATAAGAAGAACTGGCCCAACAGCTGCAGCAATAGCTGCAAACATGATGACAAGCTTTTGTCCTTCCGGACTCATGTTGATAAACTTTTCGACGAGTTTTGTCAGCCATTCGACAACCTTCCTAAGTGCAGGTTCCAAGATTTGCTGAATAATGATAGCGGCTGACTCCAAAGCTCCACCAAGTTGCTCAATCTTACTTGACAAGTTGTCTTGCATTGTCTCTGCCATCTTTTTTGCAGCTCCGTCCGAATTGATAAATGAGTTAGTCATTTTGTCAATTTTTTCAGGACCTGCGTCCATAAGCGCAAGCATCCCTGACAATGCTTCCTTACCATATAGTGTAACTAAGTATCTATTCCGCTCTTCTTGTGTCAGTCCGGCGGTTGCTTGTTTCAAAAGTCCAATTTGGTCTTTGAGAGGTATCATGTTACCATTTGCGTCGTAGAATGAAATACCTAGCGCTTCCATAGCCTCTTGCATTGCTTTTGTTGGGTGAGCTAACCGGGAGAGGGCTCCTCTAAGCGAAGTTCCGGCTTGCGAACCCTTAATACCTGCGTCTGCCATAATACCGATAGCAGCAGCAGTTTCTTCTAAGCTAATACCCATTGCGTGCGCAACTGGAGCAACATACTTCATAGCTTCGGCCATGTCGACTGTTTCAGCGTTAGTGTCCGCAGCAGCTTTTGCAAATACGTTAGCAACGTGACCCGCTTGGTTAGCTTCTAGTCCAAACGCACGCAAGGAACTAGCCATAGCATCAGCACTTCCAGCTACGTCCCCTCCAGATACAGCGGCAAGGTCAAGTACGCCTGGCATAGCGCCCATGATTTCCTTAACAGAAAAACCAGCTGATGCCATATTTTCCATACCCTGAGCAGCTTCTTTAGCACTGAAAGCAGTTTTAGCTCCTAATTGAACAGCTTGTTGCTTCAATTGGTCTAGTTCCTTGCCGGAAGCTCCTGCGATAGCCTGTACACGGGACATTTGAGCTTGGAACTCGTTACCTACTTTGACAGCAGCGGTACCTATACCTAAAATAGGAAGCGTAACGGCTTTTGTCAACTGTCCGCCAACTTTTGTAAGTGCGTCGCCAAATTGGAAAGTACGAGAGGATTCAAGTGCAAGCCGTTGAGCTTGGTTTTGAGCCAAATTTAGCTGACTTGTAAAGTTAGATATATCTAGCGTCATACGTGCCGCAATAGTACCTAAATCCATTTAATCTCCTTTCATCTAATAAAATAGGGGCGACTAGTGTCACCCCATAAGCATTTGAAGACCTGGGTTCCGTTCCCTGTCTTCCGGATACCGAGGAGCTTTGTCATCTTCCATATAACGAATATAGGCAACAGCTGCCGCATCAAAGCAGTATTGACCTAATTCCGTAGTCATGCCGACAACCTCACTCGGTCGTATGTTAAATTCTTTGGCAATAGCTATGACATTATTCATTTCCTTTGTCATTACGAAAGGATTCAGCTTCCTGCACTTCCCCGTAAATTGCGCCGAATACTGCCATAAGCTGAGCGTCAGTCATGTACTCACCGATTTCAGCATAAGTAGGCTCAACCATTGTAGCTTCAGCAAAAACTTTCATTAATGCGGCCATGTCATTTAAACCATTTTCGCTGCCGTTCAATTTGTTCAGCGCGTCTTTCTTCTGGCTGTCAGTAATGTCATTTAGCTTAACTGAGTCTTTAGCTACTGTCTCAGTTTCACCAAAAAGCTGAGTCACTTTACCTAAAAGAGTATTAGGGATGCGTCCACTAGATACTAGGTTCATAACGCCTGTAGAGCGGATTTTGATAAGAATTGGCTCATCCTTATCGCCGAATCCGGGAATAGGAATAATTCGTACAGCGCGGTCACGGAAATCTGCTGCGCTAATAACTGATTTTGTCATAGTAATGCCTCATTTCTAAAAATTATTATGCGTATTGTGCGACAAGTGTAATGTCACGGTCAGGAACATTCATATTATCGAAGTCCCAGATAGTTGACTCACCAAGAACCTTCCAGCCCTTGAATGTCTTACCTAACGGCGCAGTAGGGTCAGTTGGTTTAGGAGTAATCTTCTTACCGGTTTCGATACGAAGTGCATCCGCTGTACCTGTTCCACCATTTAAGTCGAAAGTAATAGTACGAAGAACTGCTGGTAACTCGGTTACATATTTCATTGACTTAACAGGTAAGCCAGCTTTTGTAGCTTCCCGTGCCTTAATGTCAAATTCAGGAGCATAGAACTCTTTACCTAAGTTCATACCCGGAGCGTTACCTGTACAGTTGTTCAGTGAGATTTGGATGTAGTTAACAATGGAGTCTCCTACATAGTTAGGAACATAGATGTTCAAGCGGAATGGCTTCATGTTTGCTGCTCCTGCTGCAAGCATTGGGGAGTCATATCCTGAAATAGTTCCTGCCTGACGCTTAACAGTACCGCCTTCAATCAAAGCCATAATTTCTGGGTCGAAAGTATTGTCTTTAAATTTAAGGTTGTATCCGTAAAGCAAGTCCGGAGTCCGTACAATAGCTAAAATACGTGAGTCATTTCGTTTAAGGTCTTCGGTACCTTCACTTGTGACAGCTTCTAGCTCTGCTGTTTCTGCTGTATCTACAGCGAATTTTGCGCCGCCTACTTTCGGAAGCTGAGTAAGTGGGTCAAGCTCCTCGATTTCAACGTACTTAATTCCGTAAAGAATGTCTTTACTCATTTATGCGATTCCTCCTTGCGGTATGCGATATTCAATTTCCATCCTATAACGAGATAGTGTCATGTCGTAGTAGTCACCCGTTTCAGAGTAAGTAACTTCATAGTCCATACTCCTAATAAGTCGTCGTACTTTAGCGCCGTACTCGTCAATAGGGATAATTGAGTTTGAATGGACGTAAATTTGAACCTTCCAATAAGCGAAGCTCCCAAGCCTATTTGACTCGCTCGGTAATCGATGACTATATGCAAGTACGATATAATCATCCGGTCGGTCAGGCATTTCGGGCTCTTCGGAAAACATTGCTCCAGCGGAAGCAGGAGCGGACGCAAGTTGAAAAGTAGGAAGGATTTCTTTCAACCTGTCCATCATTGTAGTCCTTTTCGTCATACAATCTCCTAACTAACTAGCCGTCGTAATGCTCGATACAATTCCGGAACACATTTTTCGACAGATTCCTCTAGTATCTTATATTTTCGTTGATGTGCAAGCTCAAGCCAGTAACCGTAACTCATATGGTGAGCTACGATTATCATGATTTTATCTCTTGTCACCCAAGCCGCTTCCCCTGCTAATTTTTGCCGTGCATTGCCTGTCCTGTCTGTCCAAGGCCCGTTATTTTTAGCGTAGGCTTCCATTTTAGTAGCAGCGACTTCCGCCAGAGTTAGGATTGCGACTTGAAATCGAACTCGGTATTGAGTACACTCCCTAATAAATCGCCCAGTGTCGTAAACTAATTCAGCCATTAGTCTTTCACCTCCAGTTTAACTTCCAGTAAAATATTCTGCTCTAAAATGTTATTCACTTCCGTTACTTTAAAGCGACGACCGGATGCCAAAATTTTGACAATGTCGTCGCGCTTAATAACTAAATCTTGCTCATATAATACGAACAAGCGAATTGAATTTTCCGTAAATACACGTCCGGCATCACTTACGCCTACTGTCAAATTGGGTGAGGAAGCATTGTCAAACAAAACCCTCAAGTCGCTCCTTACAACTTGATTAGGTTGCTTTATCCTACCTCCGTACCCATCTGGTTTGAAGCCGTCCCGTGTAATTTGAACGTGCGTTGGTGCAGTATCGATGACTCTTCTAACTTGAGCTTTTACATAATTCAAGTCGTATGTCACGTACCATCAGCCCTCCTCATAAAAATTGTTGAACCTGAGCTCTTTTCTATTTCCTGCGCCTGCTGTTCCTGCTTGTACTCGTCATAATAGAACTGAGCAAGCTGTTTCCAGTAGTTCGCATCTCCTTGTAGGCTTATTGGGCCTAGTTTAACAGTATCATTTCTAGTTTTTAAGAGACAAATCTTATAGCTCACATAAGCGACTGAACCGTGCTTATCTAAAAGAGCGGAGATTTGCTCGTCAGTCAAAGGGGATACTGCGTTAGCATTGTCAGTATTAATTTTGACCAATTCAATGTCCGCTTCTTTTGCCATAATTATTCTCCTAGTTCGTAGCTAACAAGAGCGTCAATGTATTCACTCTTGCGAGTCAGTGGTGTAGTGTTGATGTCGTTAGCTTTTGCTAGTTCTACTAGTTCCGGAACAGTCATTCGCTGATAATCTTCGCGCATGCGTTCAACTTCATCATTTGCATCGATAGCGTTTATGTCAGGCTGGTTAAGAGCAGGTTCGAACTGACCTACTCCCTCAGCCTCTTTAAGTGGTTGAGCAAACCCACGCTCGATTAAAGACGGAGCTAAACTATCCGGACATTTAAAGACACTACCTGCATGAACTACGCTCCCGGAAAGGATAACTGCTGTCAGTGCTTTTAGTGCTGCCATAGTTTATGTCCTCCCTTAATTAGTCTTGATAACTCCTACATAGTCAATTCCTTCGAATGACGGAATCATAACAGCGGATACGACGGTTACGACATTGACTGGATGGTTTTCCTTAAATGTAGTTACAGTAGGTCCGCCAGCTAATACTTGAACTTGAGCGTTAGTTCCACCAGTAGCGAGGTCAAACGCTTCTGGAGTAGTTCCGTACCAAGTGTGACCAACTGGAGTAGGTGGTAAGAGGACAACGTTACCGTCATCAATTAAGCTGAACTGACGAATGTTTCCATAGTCAGGGAGTTTGTCCGCGTCAGCAAATTGAGCAATCTTCTTAGAGTAGACTGCAATCTGTACGCCAGTTTTAGCTGCTACAAATTGTTCAGCGTCGGACGGTAATACCATAAAGTTCTGCCATTGACCTTGGACACCCATTGCAAGAGCTTTCTTGATAGAGTCACTCTTAACCATGTCATTGTAGGTATTGCGGTTCATCACAATACGAGTAGGACGAACACCTGTACGGTTTTCGATGTCATTCAGTGCTGCAATGATGTCACCAACTGGGTCGCTTTCTGCGGCAGTAGCCCAAGTTTTAGCTGCTGTGTACTTTTGCTTAGCGTCCATATTGTAGTCATATGTATACTGAGCTTCACTATTAGTAGATTTAACAGTGAACTTACCGTACTGAAGCAACTGCATACGCATATATTCAGCTTGTGCTTCTACGCCGTCGACAAGGTTCTTAGTATCATCATACAGTTGAGTGATGATTGGTTGAGCAAGTCCAAGACTTTGATTAAGCAGCATTTGCAAGTTTTGACGGTCTTTTTCGCCAATACGCATTGACTCACGGAAGAACGCCATTTCAGTTGCTTGCTTGCTAAATCCAGCACGCTCACGGATGCTAGCCTTAGCGTCATAGTTGGACGGTTGAATCGTTACTGGCAAGTTTTGGCCGCCTTTGAGCCAAGAAATGTCAGTTCCGGATTGTTGAGCATTTGGGAAAAGTTGAGCTCCCAAGTATTGAATAGCATTTGAAGGCAAAGACTGGATATAGCTTGCTACTTCATTTGCATTTAGGTAGTCATAAATATTCATCTAATAAAGCCTCCTATTTTACTACAAGAATCATTGCATTTTTAGAAGTAGGAACAGTGCCTCCAACTTTTTGCAATGCTGCATACTTAACGAAGCCGTGAACAAGAACTGTTACTGTTACTTTTTCCTCACCCTCGTAAACTTCTTGGTCGCTAAAGATTACGCCGTCAAATTGTTCACTAGCTTGAACAACTTCTAGGCCATTTTTACGACCTTCTAGTTCCGTAGCGTTTTTGACGCAAGTACCTGCCAAAATGTATTTCTTGTTACCGACTTGAGTTGCTGCGGTTGCAGGAATAACAGCGGTAAGAGCTACATAGTGGTCAGGGATTGCTACAATGCTACGAGTAGTCTGGTTATAAGCTGTTTGCTTAACACGTACATTTGGCATGAGCCTTCCTCCTATTTAAAGAAATTGAATTGATTTTCGTCAGCTGCTTTCTTCGCGACTTGCGCGGCAGCTAACTGCTTACCGAAGGAACCTACTTGCGTTGGATTAGCTCCTCCACCTCCTAGGCGCCCAGAGTTTCCTGGATTACCAGTTCCGGCCCTACCCGGATTAGCTTCTCCAGGATTTGAGCCATTGTCGCCCTCGGCAGCTGCTTTGAATAGATATTTTTTAGCTTCCTTGACTTCTTTCAATTGTTCCTCTAGTCCAGTAACGCTTCCGTCGTCATTGACGTGAATTTTCGTTACGTCCATAAAGCCTAAAATGTCAGAAGCGGGAGCAATGGAGTCGGTAATAAGTGGTTGAAGCCTTGACTCTAAAATTGCACTTTTCGCCAACTTAGTTTGAGCTTCTAACTTAGCGGTTAAGTCCTGAACAGTAGCCTGCGCATCACTTCCATCCTCGACTTGTTTAGAAAGCTCTTCAAGTTTAGACTTGTAAGATTTAATTGAACTATTTGCCTGGTCACGCTGATTAACGACCTCGTCAAATCGTGCATGCGGCACATAGTGGTCTCCGTCCCCGTCAATGAACAATTTAGCGTTGAGCTCTTTTGTGTTCTGCTTGACAGTGGACTGAACTTGTTCGATGACTGAATCATCCAGACCTTTGAGTAAGTCCTTCAAATCATATGCCATATTCCGTACCTCCTGCGTTTACGCCCGCCGGCTGAATCTTCTATTTTTAAATAACCCAGAATAGTGAAACTGAGCATTTCGACATTTTAAGGAGTGAAGGCTCCTTTACACTATCAATTATAACAAAATCGACCATTTTTTACTATATATAATAGTAAATAGTTCAGTTGATTATTTATAGGGTACAAACTAAAAAGAGTCAGTTTTCCCTGACCCTTTAATAGCTTTTAACAAAATCGACATCACTGTCTTTTTGAATTTGACCTGAAAGTAATCCATCATACCAAGTATCGAGTTCTTCATTAGGTTCACCATGTACCCAATCCCGTAGCTCGTCCGCCATTTCATCCATTGACTTGTCATAAAATACAGTTTGGTAGCACATTCCGTTGGGGTGGTCAAAGGGACACTCCTCCATAAGAAATATTTCTCCGTCTAAATCCTTACAGGCCTGACAAGTTCTACCTGGAGCATGAACGGAGTGCCATTGAACTTTTTTAGCATAAGGGTTCACTTGTCCCCAACGCCTAACTCCGGCAGTAGCGGAATGACTAATAGTAGTCCGTGCCAGTCTTAGAGCATTGTATTCTAAGTTCTTGTACTTGTTAGCAGTAACAGCTCCTAGCTTTTCAGTTATCTTGTCCTTGTCCCAGTTCTTGCGAGCTTTAGGATTAATGTACTTTTCGAGCATTTTTGCCATGTCCGTAGCAGACATCCCACTCGCAAGTCCTTGCGTAACAATTTGCTGTACGTCATTTCCTGCACGTGCAGCCGCTGACCAAATACGAGCAGACAAGTTTTTACCGTCTTTATAAATAGCACCTTTAACAACTCCTTCAGCGGCTACTTTTGAATAAACTAAAGAAACTTGTCGCAGTTTATTTTCGAAGTCCGGCGCAGTAGCTTGTCCATCCTCCCCTAACATTTTTAGAGTCAGTAACATTTGCCCGTCAATTACATTTTTAACAGCTTCTTCCGAATATCTGGACATAACTTCCAGTAACACGCTATATAAGTCATAAGCGTAATCCTTATAGATACGTAAAGGAAGATAGCCATTGCGGGACTTAGCAATTTTTTCAATCAAATCCCGCGCTGACTCATTAAATGCTTTCAATACTTCCTTTTCCTGCTCAAGCGTTAGTTTTGCAGTTTGCGCATGGATGGACTTTTCCCAGCTATCAATGTATGAGTTCCTTTTCTTTTTGCTCAATGTTCAGCTCCTTTTTAAGTCGTGCCATAATGCCGGAAATTTTAGTCCCAGCTTGTTCATCTTCAATACGGATGGAGTGGTAGACATTTTGGTTCATTGCTGAGCCTTTGTTCAATTCCTTTTTGATTTTTTGTCGACATTCATTTCTAAAACGAATAAGGCGCTCTACTTCCTTATTGCCTATATAGGTAGTATATCTTGCGCGGCATTTTTCACATTCAAAATATCTCCACTCAACTCCACGTTCCAGATGTTTAGATTTAATGTCCTTTTGATGTAACTCCCAAGTATGTTCACAATTATCGCATTTAACTTTGAAAGTTTGATTAGACATCTGTTCCGCTGCCTTCTTGTCCAGCTGAGACTTCCTTTTCAGTTCTTTCTTTTTCGTTTTCTTCGCCATTGTTTTCATCCTCTCTAAATCCAGGCTGTCCTAGTTCATCGACTAATTGAGGTAAAGCTCCTCCGCTTACTTCATCAAGCTGCGCTTGTTCCTCTAATACACGCTTCCATTCTTTGTCAGCTTTTTCCTTAACGCTGAATTCTTCGATATAAGATTGGTGACTGCGTACATTGTTTTGAACTTCGCTCATTGCAATTTCCTTAGCTGATGCCTCGTCACTAGGTAATGGATAGTTATGGTCGATGATTAACGTTGTTAGTGTTTGATAACTAGAAATGATATTTTGCGGCAGTAAACCTAAATCGACATTCACTTTTTCAAGTACTTCCTCCAGCATTTGAACAAGCCAGCTAATAGCAGCATCCCATTCAATCCATTTACTGTCACATCGGCTCATTAAATCGTAGAATAGAAATTGCATCGCAATCCCTGATGGTGCATTTTGAACTTTTTCAGGAAGCGGTTGGTCCATTAGTTCGTACATTGACTTCTTAGCTTCATCTAAATAGTACTGCGCTGCAGGTAGGAAATTAAATGAACCTGAAATCGTTGCTACTTTAGCTTGTCGACTATTTCCTCCGGAGCCAATAGAGGACGCAGGGTCGGACTTAACATCAACTAAAGCATTAGGAGCAATCTTCATTCCTTTTACTGAAGCCGTTGAAGCGTCAATAAGTACAGGCTGCTCGAACATTTTGAATTTAAGGGCGTCCCTCATATCAGAGACTGTTCGATTGTAATTGTCCGCAATAGTAATTAGTTCCTTAACATCACTTGACCCGTAAATGTCATTAGTCAGGGGTTCATTTAAAATAACACGACAAGGAATTTGACTAAGACCCGTAGGCGCAGTCTCTAATACTTTTAACGGTACTTCTACTTTATTACCTAAATTATCTTCAATTTCGACAAGTTTTGCTAATGACGCTTTGATAGTAGTTGACCCATCTTCCGTCATGTAGATTTGGTTTGCTTCGCCGTCCGTCAGTGCATAAGTAAGCCAACACTCTTCCTCAACATCTTCCAAGGCTTGAGCTACTCCGGACTCACTTGCGCTGGATTTCATTTCATAACGATAATGGTGCCAAAGCTGTGCCTCCGTTTGCATCCCTTTTGTACGTTCATCTTGGTACACAATGTCGACAGCTAAAAGCCTTGACGGATTTTTAGGGTCGACAGTGTAAGTGAACTGAGGCATGGAGTAAAACTGAATATCAATTTGTTCATTTTCATTGGCTACTAATAACATTAGCACGCGCTTGCCGACAGTTGCGTCCACTAAAGCATTAGAGGCTTTACTCCAAAAGCGAGCATTGTCTAAAATAGAGTCAATAAGGATACGTTTATTTTCGGCAGCTTCGTCCTGTCCGTTTTGAATAGGACTAAATGACAGTTCCGGTGCGTTACCCATCATAAAGCGCGCCTGCTTTTTGATTAGCTGCTTAATAAAGTTACGAATTTCCCGGGTAGGAGTATAGTCAATTCCTTCTTCATTAATTTTCCAAGTTTGACCGTAGTCTGAGTTTAAGTCCCGAACATCGAACCCGTCAAAGTACTGATAAAAGAGCTCTACTTCCATCAGTTCCTTTTTAAATTTTTGATTCTGCGCAAGCGGGCTATTAAAAGCCTGCGATAGGACTTCGTCCGTGTGTGATATGGCTACTGATTTCTTTACCATGGCATTTCCTCCTTACTTATATTATACACTAATAATTGTACTTATGTATCGTTATCTTGCGCCCTTGCCGCTTAACACTTGTATTTCAAAACCATAATTTCCGTTAATTACTGCGTCCGTTAAACAAGCATAACGATTACGGTCCATACAGTGGTCATTTTCTTTGACAACTTCATCTCGTCCGTGTTCACTTGCCTTAGTGTCCCAGCTGTAAGAAAAGTATTCATCGATATCATGTTTATTGGACGGGTCAATAGTGAACTTTTCCTCCGTCAGTAACTCCGCATGGAAGGATATTCCTAAATGAACATCATTTTTAGCGGGTATGATTTGAATTTGTTTTCGAACTATATAAGGATGTTTTTGTAGTTCGATTATCATTGCTGAGGCCGATGGGTCAAGGATAATGTATTCGATATCATATCCCCTAATAAGATTGACTAAATCGTTAGCATACTCTTTAGTAGTTTTTTGCAATACGCCGCCAAAGGTTTGCCCGGAGTTAATATCTGCTTCAGTAAGTTGCTGCTCAGCTTCCCGTCCGGAATGATAATAAGATTCAATTAGGTGGTAATGGTTCAATCTACGGGAATACCCATAAACTCCAAAAGTAGTAGCATTGTAAATACCAAAGTCCCCGGCTACAAAGATTCGGTCAAAGGGAATGTTTAGCTGCTTAACGTGCTTTTCCTCGTTGAACATAGAGTAAACAAGTCCATCAGCAGTTACCCATAGACCTAGTATAAATCGTTTGCGGAAAACTCCTGCGTACATTTTTTCATAACGCGCTTTGATTTGCTCACTAAGACTAGGATTATCGTCCATCGTAAAGTGAAGGTATAGGATACGCTTTTGAACAGCTTGGTCAATCCATTGCTTTTTGAAATAATGATTAGGATTGGACGGGTTGCAACTGAACCACATTTTCGAACCAAATACGGAACAGCGTCCAGTTGCCTGATTGACAAAAGACTCCGGCATAAGAGCTACTTCATCACAAAAGATACCGGCTAAAGTAATACCCTGAATTAGGTCTTGACTGGATTCATCTTTTCCGCCGAAGATATGAAAATAGTTAATAACTTCCTTATCGCCGTCCTTTTTACCAATGACTAATAGATTTTCATTGCGTACATCTTCGATTGTATAGCCGCGACTGGATAGCATTTGCTTCAACGGCTGTACTACATTTCGTCGAGCAGAGTGAATAGTTTTACCACAAATAGCAAAGTTATGTCCGTTGAACTCTTCCATCGCCCATAGCGTAAAGGATAAAGCCATAGAAACTGTTTTGCCAGAACGAATAGACCCATCGGCGATTACAATATCAAAGTCACAATACGGAGAGTCCTTTCGCCACCATGTTAGTAATTGTAATTGTTTTCTACTAAAAGGAGCAAACTTGAAAGGTTGAACTTTATTTTTTAGTCTTCCCATTTAGTTACCTCTTTTCAGTATATACTTCGGCGCATGTTCACCCTGTTTTAGTTTTACTGCTTCTTCCGGACTTACTAAAAATCTACCATAGCCGTAAACGTCGATATAGTTTTTACCGACTTCCTTAATAACGCCCGGCGCCGGGTCCTGTTTGTTCGAAGATTCAGTATGTCGAGGATGGATAGCAATAGCGACAAATAATAGAAACAGTATAATAGTAAGAAGTTTGTAGTTACTCTTCATTTTCAGTCTCCTTTTGAATGGAGTCTTTAATGTAAGCTCCTGTTTGTTGCGCAAAGTCTGTCCATACTGCTTGAGCTGCGTTGTCCAAGGCCTGAACAAAGTTATCCCGAACTTCCTCTTGTCCATCACCCTCGCCCATTTTCTGTCTAAGCAAGGTTAGCTTTTCCCGTTCGATTTGTAGTCTATATTGTACTTCAGCTGGTATCATGCCATTAGCTCTTTCTTGTCCAGCTTGTGCGCGGTCTATAATATTGGATAGTACATCCAAAGCTCCCCAACGTAATTGTCCGTCCTTAGTCATTAAATACTTGTCCGGGTTATCTAAAGCCATTTCTATAATAGACATTAGTTTTTCCCATGCCGCATGATATTTAACATTGACAGTAACTTTAAACCCTGCATACATTTGAGTTAAGGTGTCATTAGTAACAAGAGCCTTTTCGTCTTCAAACTGTTTCTTCAGCTTCACCCATTTACCTTTGGAACGTAAGATTTCGACGGTTGTTTTTGCCACGCCGTACCGGTGCGCAATTTCGGCGACATCCATGCCCCTAATAAATTCAATTTTCATGCGCTCATTACGTTCCTGTTTAGATAACTTAATGCCTTTATAATCGAACTCAATAGCCTCGTCCAATTCAACTCTAGCTTTTTGCTTAACAGGTTTGCGACCTCGCTTTTTGCGCGATACGGGTTTTTTCGTTTTAGGTCCTTCCTTAGAAGTCATAAATAACTACCTCCTTATTAATTTAAGTCACTATTATTATACACTAAAACACGCGCCAATTAAAGGGACGTAGGTAATACACAAATAGATAAATTATAGTTCATTTATATCAATTAAAGTAAGGGCGTAAAGTAACTGAGTTTTCGAACTTTTGAACTACTATTTTCGAACTATTATTCAGTTTTTCAAAAGTTCAATAATTCGATTATTTAAGTTCGAACTTTTGAACATTTACTACTTTTGAACTATTGAACCTTTGGGCCGTTTAT